AACTTAAATATGTCTTCTGCTTATATTGATTTTAGTGGTTCAATATCTACACCTTCAACAGCAGCAGCAATATACAGACCAGCAGATAATTCGTTAGCAGTTTCTACTGCAAATAACGAAAGATTATTAATTAATAATAATGGTGCTCAAGTAACAGGTAACTTAGATGTTTCATCTGGAGTTGACGTAACAGGAAACATCACAGTTACAGGAACAGTTGACGGTAGAGACGTAGCTGCTGACGGTACTAAATTAGACGGCATTGAAGCATCAGCCACTGCCGATCAGACAGGGTCAGAAATACTTGGATTAATTAATACAAGTAATATTTATACTACTGGAAACATTGGTAGAGATTCTAACGATCATATTGTTTTTACAGATGACAGTCGCTTAGACGTAGTAATAGCTGGTAACAACGAATTTAGATTTGAAGCTGACGGTGACTTCCATGCAGATGGAGACATTACTGCTTTTTCAAGCACTATTTCATCTGATAAAAAACTAAAAGAAAATATACAAGTAGTTCCTAATGCACTAGACAAAGTACAAGCACTAAATGGTGTGACCTTTGACTGGAAACGTGACGGTACACCAAGTGCCGGTGTTATAGCTCAAGAAGTACAAGGTGTATTACCAGAAGCTGTAAAAGAGGTAACCTCATTAAAAGGTGGTGATAGTCATTTAACAGTAAACTATCATGCGTTAACTTCAATACTTATTGAATCAATAAAAGAACTAAAAGCAGAAATAGACGAGCTCAAAGGAGGTAAATAATGGCTATTAAAAGTTCAGGCAGTCTTGCTATGACTGAGATTGTCGATGAATTTGGTGGTACAGTCCCCCACTCTTTATCGGAATATTATAGAAATGGTGGAGCAGTTCCCGGAAACAACACTGATGTGCCAGAGTCCGGGAATATTTCTATGGGTGATTTTTTTGATGCTGTAAACGAAATACAATATACAGTTTCTACTAGCACTACAAACTTCCAAACATCAGCAGCCTTTGGTTCTAACTGGTCTACTGCTGTTCCTAAAAGACTTACAGTTGACTCAGGTGTAGTTATAGGAAGTGCTAATGGCAACCCAGCTTGGGTCATTGAAGGTAGTATGGGCGGTACATTAACCGTTCATAATACTGGAAGTATTCAAGGTACTGGAGGTTCTGGTAGTAATAGTGGGTCAGGAAGTGCAGGCGGACCAGCTATACGTTCAGATCAAAACGGAAATATAACTTTTTACAATAACTCTGGAGGACAAATCTACGCCGGTGGCGGAGGTGGCGGTGTTGGAGGTACTGGCGGTACTGGAGGCACAGGAGGTGCTGGTGGTACAGGTGGTAATGGTAGTTATCAAAGCCAAATCCATTATTTTGCGCCATTTACTATACACTCTGCGACTTATAATAATTGTTCTCCCGGTGGTAACTCTTACGTACGTGTACAACCACAACAAACTGGAACTCAATGGTGTCAATATTGTTATGGTGGACACGCGTTTGCTACTTCATATCAATGGCTTACACATTATAGAAAAGGAAGAGTACAAGGCGACTACGGTTCAAACGTTACTTGCGCTGAAAACGCTACATCATCTGGTGGAGCCGGAGGAGCCGGTGGTTCTGGCGGTAGCGGTGGAGCTGGCGGAGCAGGCGGTAACGGACGTGGTTACAACCAAACTTTAGCAAGTGGTTCCGCAGGCTCAAGTGGTTCTGGAGGTAGTTCTGGTGCTGGTGGTTCTAGCGGTAGTAATGGTGCTGGTAACGGTGGTTCTGGAGGTTCTGGTGGTACAGGTGGAACTGGAGGAGCTGGCGGAAACGGTGGAGACTGGGGTACCGACGGTTCAACTGGTAACACAGGTTCAACTGGTGATTCAGGTACTGCTGGAGGTTCTGGTTCTAACGGAAACGCAACTAACGGTGCTGGCGGTGCTAGTGGTAATGCTGGTGCTAGTGGTTCTGCTGGTTCTGCTGGTGGGTCAACATCTTTCTATATACAAAACAGGAACTACATGACGTTCCATAACTCAGGCTCAGTAGCCGGTAACTAATTATGAAATTTAAAATTACAGAAGTAGACACTTTAAAAATTAAAGTTGAATACGACGACGGTAGTTGGGCAATTATACCAACTCTTAAAAATGCTGAAAAAAGCTATTATGCTAGTCAAATAAAAACTTTCTGTACTACACCACAAGAACCTGTACCTGTTAAAGAAATCCCTTATAAAATAGGAGATGAAGGTACAGTAGGAGATGACGTTCCTGCAGGAGATGCTACTACATCCCTAACTTATGATTATGGAACTTGTAGAGATGTTTGTTATCCACCAGCAGGACTACAGTTTGAAGCTTTATGGTGTGCAAGAAAAGGTGATAATACTAAACAAGTAGCTATTGATGCTCATATACAAATGGTAAAAGACAAGTTTCCTATAGATGAATCTGCGGTGTACACTGTAGCAGATTTAGAAAAAGCTGTAACTGAATTAAAAGCAGACTCACGATGGGTGAAAGACTATCTAGACTAGACATTTGTAAAACGTGTGTCTTTTTAAATAGGCTAAAATTTTGCAAACTATGCGGATGTTTTATGCCTGTTAAAACAGCAATACCTTTTATGAAATGTCCAGCAGGGAAATGGTAGAAATACCAATATTGGTTATTCCACCAATAAAAACTATAGAAACTATATCTATACCTTTACCAACAGCAGATGTACCATCATACATTCCTATGGTGGTGCCGCCTAGTGACTTAGAAGCTCCCGAGGGAGTAGAGTCAGAGGCAAAAGATGAACCGGAAGAAACAGGCATAAGAAGAGTAGACATACCGTTTACAGATTTTAAACTGCCTGTCCCGGAAAACGAAATTTTAGTAACGGCTGGGACAACTGCGGTTGTTTCTGTAGCAGCCACCCTCACAGCTACAGCAGCATTTAAATGGGCGGTTACTGCACTAAAACCAATACTAAAAACAGCATGGAAGAAGATAAGCCGATCAAAGGGCAACCAAAAAGTTTCCTAAGAAAATTAAAAGAAAACGTAGATGACCATGACGAACAAATGGCAATACTAGGCGCAGCAGTGCGTTTAGGAGTTGTTGTTTGGTCTGGTTTTATTATTACCTTAAATTATGTAGAGCTACCTATGATTAGAAAACCATTAGGAGCAAGCTCTGATATCACGTTCGTCGCCTCGATTTTTACGGGTGCGCTGGCAACTTTCGGGCTGTCTACGGGAAATAACGGTAAGAAAAACGGAAACGGAGACACTAAACCAAAAGCATGATTATTAGTCCACCAAATGTTACTTGGCTAGAAGAAAGAATACCTACTGAAATATACAAATATCTTTTTTCTCAAATTGCTAAAGCTAAAAATAATTATAAACCTAAATTAGCTGGTCATATAAGTAAAAGTTTAGAACTACCAGACGAACAACAAATTTTTACACGTTATTTATTAGATAAATGTAAAGAATTAAAATGGGCGAATGTAACTAAGCTTGATAATTTATGGGTTAACTTTCAAAAAAAATATGAATATAATCCATTTCATCAACATAACGGTCAAGTTAGTTTTGTTTTATGGATGAAAATTCCTTATAAACGAGAAGATGAAGAACAAACAACAATAGCAAAAGAAATAAGTGGTCGTTGTATGAATGGAGCGTTTGAGATTTCCTATATAAATCTTGTTGGAGTTCTAGGAGGGTATGCCTATTTTCTAGAGCCAAGCATGGAAGGACTTATGGTAATGTTTCCGTCTGACACACAACATTGTGTCTATCCATTTTATACAAGTGACGAAGATAGAATATCTATTTCAGGAAATTTAACTTAACTAAAAACAATGAAAAAAATAATATTGCTTTTAGCTTTGTTATCACCCGGCATCGCAAGAGCCAATACTGTCACTCCCCAGTTTACAACAGGGTCGATGAATAGTACCACCACTACAACTCAAACTATCGTGGAAACAGAACAGGTCCAAGTTTTTGGAGCTGCTGTAAACACGTGGTCTGGTACAAACGTAACTCCGTCAGCAGATATTGCTACAAGTGGTACAACGTTTTCTGTGACTAACGCAGCCAATCCATGGAGTTTAGAAACAACAACAAGAGCAGCAGGCTTGGTAGAGCAGCGCGATTATACACGCAATTACACAATAAACTCTACTACTACATCGCTCTCTGTATTCTCTCAGTAAGTCCTGTACTTGCAGAAGGGGACACAAATAATAGTAGCAATCCTGTGGCAGCAGCCACCGGAAACGTTACGAATCAAGCTGTACAATTTCAAAATAATGGAGCACCAAGTCGACAAGCCTTTGGTAACAACATATCTTGTAATGGCAGCACGATGACATTTAGTCCATTTTATATGGGCAACGATACGGAACCACAAACAGAAGATGGTTACGTAATTACAGAGAACTGGGGTTTTCAAATAAACTTTTCAGTTCCATTAAATAGAGATTTGACTAAGCAATGCGAACGCATGGCTGAAAGTCAGATACAAAAAAATAAGCTGGACTTCGAGCTCGTTCGTGCACTTAAATGTGCTGAGCTCCAGCAGAAAGGCTTTACCCTGCTACCCGGGTCACGTGTATATCACATATGTTCCGACGTAGTACCTATCCAATCATTATTACAAAACAATGTTAGCAATCCTTAAACCATTTGTGCTATCTGCACTTAAGTCACCAAAATTTAAGACTTTCGTCGTAGAACTATTAGAAAAGCTAGTAGCACAGAGTGATAACGATCTAGACGACAAAGCATTAGCCATTGTTAAAAAAGGTCTAGGACTATAAAGTGGTAAGTATACAAAATAATTTTCTTACACCTGACCTTTATAAAGAGGTAGAAAATTATTGCTACCAAGCAGATTATTACTACGGAGAATATGATAATCCTAACCAAGTACCAACTGGTGTAGTGCATGATCTAAAACTAGACAGTAAAATAGTTAGTTATTTTCCAAATAAAATTAAAGATTTATCTTTGTATCGTGCATATATAAATCTTTTTAATGCTGGAGAAAAACCTAATTTTCATATTGATGGTGAAGGATTAACTTCTTTGTTTTATATAAATACAGAAAATTATAATCTAGACGAAGGTGGCTGTACAGAAATACTTACAGATAAACAATACTTGGTAAGCGTATTACCTATTAGAAATTCTTTAGTAACTTTTAACGCTAAATTACTTCACAGAGCTACATCATTTAAGTCTTTTCCAAGATTTACTGTAGCTTTGAAATATAAAAATCCTTAAATAAAATGGCAAACGTTAGTTTAAAAATAGGGAAACATAAATCCCGTACTGGCGGACTCACCAAAGCTGGTCGAGAAAAATACAACAGAGCAACAGGCTCTAACTTAAAAGCACCCCAACCGGGTGGCGGTCCTCGTAAGAGATCGTTTTGCGCTCGCATGTCGGGTGTCAAAGGACCAATGAAAGATAAAAAAGGCAGACCTACTCGTAAGGCTCTTGCCCTTCGCAAATGGAAATGTTAATTATGCCCGGACATTACGGAAAAAAACCAGCCAAGAAAAATGGCACAGCTAAAAAATTAATGGCTAAAAACCCAAAGCTACCTAGAGCTGTAGCTAAAGCTATATCCAAAAATATGAGGAAAAAATAATGGCACATAAAGGCAAGGGCTCATGTGGCTCAAAAGGTAAAGG